GAACCAGTCGGACCACTCCGAGAGGCTGACGTTCGGGTAGTTGTTGCGGGTGAGCGCGCCCCAGGCGGCTTGCAGGCGACTGGTCATGCCCATGTGAGCGCCGAAGAAGGAGTCATTGGCATTCGCCTTTAGGCCCAAGCAACCAAGATGGGATGTGGGGCAGGGGGATTGGCAGCGTGGAACGTGGCCCGGTCATAGCCGCCCACGGCGCAGATGCCGAGGTCGATGGAGCGGGGCGAGCCGCGGTGCTCCTTGACGGGGCGCGGGCCGAGCCGATCAATCTTCAACGTCATGTTCGCGACGTGGCGTATGAGGCGCGGATCGCCGTCATGGGTCAACTTGCCCGCCAGCACGGCGTCGTAGAACTTCGCCCAGGCCGGCACCATCTCTGAGGGCGAAGAGGTCGCATACTTGAGGACCGGCAGATCGGCCGTCTCCCATTGCTCCATGAGTTGCGCCCAGCGGAACGGGTCGCAAGGCAACTCGATGACCTTCCGATCTCGGCAGGTCTCGCGGACCTTCGCATCAACTTCATCGATGGGCACCCGCCAGTGCGGATCATCGAGCGGACGTTCCCAGCAGGCGACGACGAAGAGGTGCGGCGTGGATTCGACCGTCACGCCAAGGAGCGCCGTGGCATCGTGATTGAAGCTGCCATCGAAGAAGAGCACGACCGGCTCGGTCGGGCCGACGACGCGTGACGCTTTCCGGGCCTCGAAGGCACCTGATGGCAAGGCCGCCGTCGTGCCTGTGACCCACTGGTTCAGCCGCTTGATGCGGAACTCCGACTCGACCATGCCCCCACTGAGAGCGCGGCGCGTCTGCATCGCGAGTTCGCTGGCATCGAGGATGTCGCCATAGCCCGGGTTGGCGGCGCGTTGGGCAGCGATGTCATCGAGCGCCCGGCCCTCCGGGGCCGCCCACCAGGCCATGAAGAACGTCGGGTCGTCGACCTCGCCGGAGGCGACCCGGGCACCGTACTGGTAGAGCTGGTAGGCGATGGAGTCACCGCCCGTCGAGTCGGTCCGCACACCCGCTGTCGTGACGATGAGCATGAGTGGGTCGATCCGGGTACCCATGGCGAGGGCCATGACGTCGTAGAGCTCACGGGTCGGCCAGGCGTGTAGCTCGTCGGCGATGACGAGACTCGGGCTCAGGCCCTCTTTCGTGTATGCCTCGGCCGAGAGCGCCCGGAGGAACGAGCCTGTCTTCGGGTCCTCGATCGTGTGCGAGGTCCGGTAAACCTTCAGCCGTGAAGCGAGATCGGGCTGGAGTTCGACGGTGCGGACGGTGGCCCCGAAGCCGATACGTGCCTGCTCCCGGTCGGCGGCGCAGAAATAGATCTCCGCGCCCTGACCTTCGAGCATGAGGGCCTTCAGGGCGATCGGTGGCAGGGAACCCGTCTTGCCGTTCTTCCGACCCATGCCCCAGAGCGCCGTGCGATGCAGTCGGCGGCCAGTCAGCGAATCGCGGGCGAAGGTCGCATCGTAGAGCTGGCGTTGCCACGGCCGCAGAGCGAGCGGCTGCCCGGTCGGTCCCGCGATACTGTCTTTCGTGATGATGCCGTAGGCATCGGCGAAGGCACGGTATTCGGCACCGTCACCGGCCCGGATCGCGGTGGGCGAGACGGGTGTCAGGATGCGGGGCGGCCATCCCTTGCGGCGCGGCGGTACTCCAGTTCCTCGAGCTTCGTGTGGGCCTTCACCTCGGCCACGCCGAGACGGCTGCGGTCGGAGGGAGTCACCCCAAGGAGCGATTGCCACTTCGTGATCTGTGCCTCCGTGGTGGCAAGCGCGCCCTGGGCGGGGTTCAGGTAGGCGTAGCCCTTGTCGGTGTAGAGCACGGTGCCCTGCTCGGCCAGCAGCGCGAGCAGCGCCGAGTGGCGGTCGAGCGCGAGGCAATAGAGCCGGAGATGCGTCAGGTCCGAGGGCGCAATCCAGACACAGGTCCGCAGGATGTGCCGCCACTCGGCCGCACCGACATCCCCGAGCATGGCCGGCGGTTCAAGGGAGGGCGACGCGGGCGCGATGATCGTCAGCGCGCCCCGCGGCATGCGGTCCTTGCGCAGCGTCCCGGCACGCCGCTTCGCCTCGATGGGTTTCGTCGGTGGGGCCACGCGGTTAGACTCCAGACTGCCGGGAGGACGATGTGCCACTGCCTGCGCGTGGCTAGCGTGGGGTACGCCGGCCAGCGCAGTCTTTCTCGCGGTGACCCTCTCCCCCCGCTATCGTCGCCCGCTGTTATGTCGCCGACACATCGGCACGAGGACCTGGTCAGGATCGCCACCATCCGCCACGCGCACCGGGTGGTCCGCCGTCAGCGGATTGGACGCCGTGATGGCATAGCGACAACCTGGCCAGTGGCACCACGACTCCGCCTCCACTGCCTCACGATGCCGGCGCTGATAGCCGGGGCCATACCGCACGACGGGGGAGGGGCGACGTTTCCGGTCATAACGGCGGGCGCAGTCGGGGCACCGCCTGTTGCGAGTCGGGATACCGTGGGGATGATCGCGCCCCATCTCGTCGATGTAACCGAGACATGGTCGGAGCATCGGTCACCGAAAGGTAATGCGGCCCATTGACGGCGGGCCGCAGCCGGGCAGGCAACGAAACGGAACAACGCGCCTACCAGTAGAAGGGGTGGCTACCGCGCAGCTTGCGCAACCACGGCATCAGGCGCGCGGTGCCGGAGCCTGCCGTCAGTCCCGGCAGGCGGACGTCTACGTTGGAGGCATTGTAGGGCATCATGCAAGGGCCTCATCGTCAGATGTGTCGGGGGCGAGCTGAACACTAAACAGCCCAGTGGCATCCCAGTCGATCGTAAAGTTGTCAGTGACCGGCTCGCCCGTGTCCTTGTCACGCCAACCGACAAAGACACGCCGGTCCCTTCGAAGCAGCCGCCAGATAATGCGGCGCCAACGACTCTCCGGCGGCTCAGGGTAAATCCAGACGGCCTCGCCGTTGCCCAGAATCTGGCGTCGGAATACGTTGTACATCATGTTAGCCACGGTCCTGCTCCAGCATCTTCTCCCAGAGGGGACCGAAGCGCGCCTCGTCCCAATCCCGCAGCCAACTGACGGCCACGGTCAGGATACGGCGCGCTTCCACGATACCGCCCCAGACGTCGCTCGCTGGTTCACTGAGGACGCCGACAGGAAAGAGCGCAGACGAAAAGCGCATCAGCGTGCGACGAGCCGCGAGTAGTTCTCGATCACTCGGCATCTTATCCCAGCGAGGAGTCGGTTCATCCACATTCGCCATCATGCCACCTCCCGGATGACCCGCACCTTCGGCTCGACGCGGAACACCCGCCAGAGCCGTTCCAGCGCAGCCTCGGTGTACGTTGCACTGACCCACGGCGGAATGCCGAGCCGGTCCGCAACGCCGCTGAACGTGAAGCCAGCGCAGGCCACGGCACGGAGGTAGCTCGCCATGAGGCTGCCGTCGCTGAACGGTTGGCCCTCCATGCTCACGAGCGCCGCGGCGACCGGGTTGCGGAAGGAGCCGTCATCGTCGACGGAGCGGGGCGCCTCGAGGAGTTGGCGGAAGGCGTCGTTGTAGGCGGGCGTGCCGAGCACCGATCCGCCGCCCTGCTTCGCGTAGCTGCCCGCGTCGTCGGTGACCTTGACGTACTCGTGCCAGAGTTCGCGCTTGTGCAGATCGGTGGGGACACAGGCCCAGCACTCCCGCTCATACCAGCGCAACAGGGCCACCAAGCCGCGCGGTCGGCCGTTCATGCGACCCGCGATGGTCCCGAGATGCTCGCCGAGATACGGTGAGCGAGTGGCGGCGAGGGCGTCCGCCTGCGCGTCGCTGATACCGCTACGGGTCATGTGCTGCACCCCGGAATCGTAGCTCGATAGGCTATAGGCCACCGGCGCCCCGCCCGACTTGTTACTGCCAACACGGCCAGTTCCTTGGTGCGCGGGTCCCGCGGCACGCTCGCCGTCTCCGGCGTCCCGACACTCCGCGCGATGAGCCACAGCCCGACCAGGAGGCCCGCGAGGACGCCGAGGAGGAAGGCGGCGACGTGGGTCATGAGGATCCCTCGATGATGCGCAGGACGGCGGTGAGGTCGATGCACGATGCATGGCCGATGAGTCCAGGTGTTGCCTCCACCCCCGCCACGATGCGGGCGCGCTCTTCGGCGACGATGACCTCGTCATGGTGCAGCAGGGCGAAGCCGCCAGCGTGGCTGTCCATGTCCTGACCGCACTCACAGATGGTCCGGTCGTCGGTCACGGCCGGACTTCCACGGCGTACACCCCGCGGCGCGGGTCGAGGCCGAGCGCCGTCACGGTCTCGTCGGACAGGTCGAGCAGCGTCGGCTGCCCATGACGGTCGATGCACCAGCAGGCGTCGACGAGTCGAACGCGCAGCCCGTTCACCGTCACCGTCGAGCCCCGCCAGGCGCCGACGCGCAGCGCCGGCCCGGCCGCGGCGCAGAGGCAGTCCGGGCCCGTGGCGTACCAGGTGGCGTAACCGGTGAGGCCGCCGGATGCGGGGACTCGACCTGCCCCGTCACCCTGGTCCCGGAGAAGCGTGGCGTACCGTCCGGCGGCCGAAGGGTCCGATTCATAGAGGGCGGCCCAGCCCGACGCCGGGACGGTCAGGCTGGGCCGGGTATCACGTAGTAGCCATCGGGCGGCTTCATGGGCAGCACCTCCTTCCGGTTCGTAGAGCGCCAGGTCGGCCGGGAGCGGCGGGGCCATCCAGCGATGGTGGCTCGACGTGGCCAGGGTGATGTGGGCATTCCAGCCGGCCGCGAACCCAACGGCGAGCGCGAGCGTCACGACGGCGAGCAGGCAGGTGAGGCGCAGGAGCACCGTGACGAGGAGGCGGAGGAAGGGGCGGGTCACGCCTCGTCTCCCAGGGCGGCGAGGATGGCTGCGGCATAGCGGTCGCATCGCCGCCGGTAGGTGGGGTTATGGCTCATCGGAGAACGGCTCTCCTCACACACACCACCTCATGCAGCAGCGCCGCCAGCGACTCCACCGTCACGAGGTGGACGCCGCGCTCGCGGAGGGCGGCACGGATGAGGACGGCCATGTCGTGCGGCGACCGCGCTACGCCGTCCGTGACCGTGAACACATCAAGCAAGGCGCCCTCTAGTTGCCGGAGCGCATCGCCTTCGTGGGCGAGTGGCGCGGTCATCGGTCGGTGCCTTCGAGGGCGGCTTCGGCCGTTCGCTCGATGTAGGCGAGCTTCTCGCGGCCACCCCGACGCTTCTGACGCATCGCCTCGGTGCCGTTATGGGCCGCAAAGCCGCAGTTCCACAGCGCCGCCCGCAGCCGCTCCGCGTCCCGGGCCAGGGCGATGAGGCGGCGGAGGTCGCCCACGGTGCGCCACCCCACGATGAAGTCGTAGGCGGTCCTGTCATCTTGGACGGCCGAGTGGAGCCACGAGGCTTCGTCGAGCAGGTCGATGGGGTCAGTCATGTCGTCTCCTCTCCGGGCCAGTCATCGGTTGCCGAACCAGGCGCAGAACTCGTCGAAGTCGAGCGCGATGAGGACGCGGCGCTTGCCGCTCGAGCCCGGCGCGTCGCCGACGACGACAGCCCGGAGTTGGTCACCGCGTGCTGCGGGAAGCCAGCGCCAGAGGCGCTCGGGGAACGCGGCGCCGACCTTGCACTGCACGGCGATCCAGTCGCCCTCGACGTCGGTCGGAGAGCCGTACTGCCCGACGCGACGGACGCCGAGCGCCGCGGCGACCTCCCGCTCGAAGGCGTTGCCACGGTTGCGCGCCGACTTCCCGCGACGGGAGGCGGCGGGATCCTTGGGCACATCGCACCGAATGCATCGAACGCGAGCGTCCTCAGCGAACCGCGGTGACAGGTCGCCCCACGAGTGGCGGTGCCGTCGCGCGGTGCGCTCGATGACGACCATCGGCTCAGGCTGCGGGTCGAAGGGCAGGTCGGTCACGACGCACATACCCGACACAGCCGGATCCGGCCACGAGCACAACCGCGGCCCACCAGTGCCACCCGGAGGCCGCAAGCCGTCCACGCGATGCGCCGGTCCGCTTCGAAGCTGGCGAGGCGGTGGCGGAGACACGTCAGGTCGACGACGGCGGTCACGACGTGGGCATCCCGAAGGCGAAAGGCAACGGACCGCGTTCAGTGCATTCGAGACACTGAAGTCCCACGCCCTTCGCCGGCTCCGTCCACGCCTCGCGATGGTCCTCGGGATGCTTGCAGTAGGCCACATTCCCCCCCACACCCCCCCTACGTAGAGAAGAGTTGATAGGAGGGGAAAGCTGGTCCAGCTTATCCAGCGACGCCAGCAGGCTGGACTGCTGGGGAGTGCTGGGTAAATGCTGGATAGTGCTGGGGAGAAAGTGCCCTTTCCCATCACGTTCCGCGCTCTCAGCTCGCGAGCGCCCGCCAGCTTGCTGGACAGGGGCCTTCGGTGCCCAGGACTCGAACGACTCGACATTGAAGCCCTGCCCATTCAGCAGACCGACAGCCTCGAGATCGACGATGAAGCGGGAACCCGTCTCCTCGAAGGCATCGAGGTGTGGATCACCGTTCCGTCGCGCCGCGGCGAGGGCCACGAAGTACGCCCCGACCGCACTGTTGAAGTCGTCGAAATCGGCGAGACGCCGGTTCAGTGCCCGGAACTTCGGATCGGAGAGGAAGGCCGCATCGATAAGGCAGAACGCGACCGGCTGTCTGCGCATGTCATTCTCCACAGCACGAGCCTTGCGGCTCTGCGCCCTTTGTGGCGCTCTGTCTAGACCGGTGATTGAGGCTCAGACCGCAGCTATGCGCGATCCCCGCCCGCGTGACGAAGCCGGTCCGCGTCCACCACTTCAGCTTGCCGCAGCCCTGACAGGGGAGAGGACCGAGGATGGCGCCGGGCGGGTTCACCGCAGGGCCTCCCGGTAGATCGGCGGCCGCTGCACGGCCAAGCGGTGCGTCTCGGGCACCTCGACCTCGTAGCGATAGGCGCCGCCGCCCGGTAGCAGGCGGGCGCCGTGCTGGCTGACGAGGTGGACCGCCTTGCTCTCGGCGACCGCGAACTGGGCCAGGCACAGGCCACAGGTGTAGGTCTCGGCAGCGCTGGTGCCGAAGGTGCCCGTGATCGTCCTCATGCGCCGAGACCCAAGCCGCGCGGGATGCCGTTCAGCCGCGCTTCCGCGATGGCGACGTACTCCGCTTCCTTCGGCCGTATAATGGGGCCATGCCACCCGCCAACGGTTCGTACCGCGACTGTCCGGTCTGCGGCATCTCGCATTACCGGCCCCAGAATGAGGACCGCGTGCGGTACTGCTCGCCTCGCTGCTATCGCCTCGGGCGATGGGGCACGAGCCGAACGGAGTCCCGAACGTGCGACTCGTGCGGGGCGGCATTCACGGTCTACGCGAGCGCAAACAACGTGACCTGTGGCGTGGCCTGCTCTTCGGCTCGGAAGTCGGCAACGATGTCCGGTGAGCGGTCGATCCTCTGGCGTGGTGGTCGGACTCGGCCCTACGTCGGCATATGGCGGGCGCAACGGGCAGTCGTGCGGGACCGCGACAAGGGCATCTGCCGCCTCTGCGGCTCGACGGATCGGCCCCAGGTGCATCACGTCATCCCGGCGCGGTACGGTGGCACTCACGACCTAAGCAACCTCATCACTCTCTGCCGGTCCTGTCACTCGCGGGAAGAGCTCAAGGTCAACGCCGTCTACCGAGGGACTCTCCTCAGCGGAAGTACCCCGCGTGCTATCCGTGAACCATGAGGACTGGGACGGCCCCTTGACCGGGTAACGGATCGCGGTCGGATAGTCTTTCCAGATCCTCGTCGGCGCTGGTGTATCGAGTCCTAACCCTCGTGGGATACCGTTAAGTCGAGCCCGCGCAATCTCGACATAGGATTCCTCTTTCTCGATGCCGACCCAGCGGAATCCCTCCATTTCGCAGGCGATCGCCGTGCTGCCGGAGCCAAGAAATGGGTCGAGAACTAGGCCGCCCGGAGGGGTAACGAGGCGCACGAGGTGGCGCATGAGCTCGACGGGCTTGACCGTGGGGTGGACGTTGGCGCGGGGGATGTCCACCACGGCTCGCCCGGTCATCGGGTTGATCTTGTGGCGTTCTTGTCCGCCGATCTTGACCTCACGCGTTGGCAGCCCGCCCATGACCGGCTCGCGGTCGGCCCGGTCGGCCTTCGGAATCAGGAAGAAACGTGAATAGGTGCCGGAGTCCTGATAGCCGGATGAATCGCCATCCTGACTGAAACGGTATCCGGACATTCGCTCCCCGGATCGGGTCGGCGGGCCGCCGTGGGCGCCAGCCTCTCCTCCCCCGCCCACCACGCCCTCCCAGCCGCCATCGAAGATGGGGTCGGTCAGGATGACGTTGCTAGGCCAGCGACCGGCAGGCTGCACGGTTCCCGTTCGTTGCCCGATGCCCAAGCCGTAGACCTTGGTGCCCTCATATGGCTCGCCGTCCGAACGCAACTGACCGCCGCCGTACCTCTCGCCCCATTCTCGAGTCGGGTCGTCGACTGCCATTGGTATCCGGCACTCGTCGATGTTCAGCGCCCCGGTGCCGTGCGCCAGCACATTCGCGGCCACTGTGCCCCGCAGCGGCTTGCGGGCGAGGATGATGGGCTCCCAGGCGGGCTTGAGGGCGGTGCCCCAGCCCTGCCACTTCGCGGCGTCGGGGGTATTCGGGTCATCGACGCGGCGTGTTCCCAACATCTCCGCTGTCCATTGGTCGCGTGCATAGGCGACACCGCGCACCACGGAGCGACCTGTTTTCGTCTCCCGTTTCCGCTCCGCACCAGCCGCCTTGTCGATGGCCTTCGACACGTCGTGCGACTTCGGGAAGCCCGAGGCGTAGGCCCACACGAGACAGTCGCGGACCTCCCAGCCCGCGTCCTCGATGGCGCAGGCGAGCCGGTGGACGGTGCGCGTGCCGCCGAAGGCGAGGAGGTAGGCGCCCGGCTTGGCGACGCGGTAGGCGGCCTCGGCCCATTGTTGGTGCCAGCGGCCCATACGGATAGCTGACGACGGCGCAGATTGCGCATATTCGACAATCCACACAGGCTCCGGGCACTGGCAGGGCGAGCCGGAGAACGCGCGCTTGCCGCACGTCGCGCATCGCTTGAACCCCTGCTGTCCGCCACCGTAGCCGACGTGATGGCGGCGCTGCGGCTTAGAGTCGTCGGTCCCGATCGAGGAGCCGCCCTTGCCGCGACGGCCCTTCCAGACGGCCTCCTGAGGCAGCCCGGCGTCTAGCTTGTCCCACTCCTTCCCCATGAACTCCAGCCCATACGGCGGGTCGGTCACGATGGCGTCGATGCTCTCGGCGTCCAGTGTCGGCATGACGTCGAGGCAGTCGCCGTGGTAGATCATGACGCCACGTCCCACGCAGGCCACTGGGGCCGCACGGCCTCCCGCGCCTGCCAGCGTCGCGCCGTCTGCCGCAGCGCCCGCGCCGTCACGAGCTGGTGGATGGCCCGCTGTCGGAGCCGTTGCGCGCAGGCGTCCACCTCCGCCGCGCTGGCCCCGAGCCGGTATCCGTCGCCGTCGCTGAGGATCGCCGCGCCGGCGAGACGGTAGGACTGCACGAGGGCCTCGACTTCGCGCGGCTCGCAGCCCAGTCGCGCGGCCAGCTCCCGCTTCGTCTGCGGGCTCGTGGAGAGGACGTCGAGGAGGGTCACGGCCGAAACACCGGGGGCAACCATTCGGTGTAACGCCGCTCGCCGCATCGAGAGCAGAGCCAGTAGATCGAAGGGTCGGCCACGCTAGGCGCGTCTCGGAAACTCAGCCCGACGTTCCGCCCGATCGTCTTGTCTTGGTAGCTCACCCAGCCCGGATGTCCGAACAGGAGACACCGTAGACGTCTCACGGCCGCGCCCTCTCGCAGTCCGCGCAGTCGGGCACCGCCCACACGTGCCCCGCGTGCCGCTCGGCGTCCGCGCTCGGCGTCCGGGCGAAGAGGCGGTCGAGCCGTGTGTTCAGCGCCACGCTCTCGGCGATGCCGCGGCCTTCGTACAGGCACGCGGTACACACCCCGCGCTCATCCCACGTCCGCCAGAGGACGATGGCGCGGTGGCCGCAGCGCTCGCAGGTCATCCGACGCGTCCTTTGAGCTCATCAAGACGCCAAGTGCCATTGATAGACCTGGACTTGACGTCCCCGCACTTCGAACATCGAAAAAGGATGGCCGTGCCATCTCCTGCGACGATGGCGAAGATGCCATGCATGACCGCGATAGGTTCCCAGCGGTGGTGGCATAGGAATGTCACGGCAGCGCCTTCCTGAACCGCCGGCACGTCGGCCCGCAGACGTGCGCCGCCGCCCGTGCAGCGGCACGCGCACGCCGCGCCTCGCGCCGTGGATGGCCCTTGTTGACCCGGGCGGCCGGGCCGATGCGCCGAGTCATCGCCGCTGCGTCCCAATCAGGCCGAGGACAATGCCGATGCCGAATAGCATGA